CCTCCGCCTCCACCACCTCCGCCTCCGCCGCCAACTACTGTGCCCTTACCTTTTGCTCCAAGAAGATATGTTGCAGCCTTTCCAGGATCTGATGCTGCTGTGGCAAGGTCTTTGATGTGTTGCGGAACATTTTCTCCACCTGTACCCATTGTGGATGTTGCGTAAAAATTCTTAACATTTTCATCATCATATACTGCAGCAAATCTTGTAACAACTGTCTTATCAATTGAAGTGGCGCCTCCAGATAACTCGTTCCAGTCTTCTAAGATATCCTTAAGCATTTGGTCATTTGGATTTTCTTCACTTAATTTAATTACAGCATCCTTTGTTAATGGATTTGGCATATTAACAAGCATTTGCTGATACTTCATAACTTGCTCAAGTTTCTTTTGACCATTTACATTTATATCAACATTAACACCGTATTCTGGTAAAATATTAGAAATAACTGAAAGAGCATCCTGAACTTTCTTTGTTGATTCAGGATTGTCATCTGCTATTGATGTGATGATCTTATATGTTGATTCGTTTGCTCCTGCTCTTTCAAGCAGTCCAATTAAAATATTTGCTTCTGCCATACCGCTTTGGCTAACAATTAACTCTATATTTTGTTTAATTGATTCATCTTTTGAGACCATATTAATTAAAGCAATAATCTGGTTTGGATCCATTTCGCCAGAAGCGAAACCAAGTTGAAGAGTGGTTTTAAAATCACTATTTGATAATCCATTAAGAGCACTAATAGCCTCATCTTTAAAGACAGCCATAGGTCCTTCTTTATACATAACATCTGCAGCAGCCTTGATAGCGGCATCAAAAGAGCCTGGACTAAACTGATCTTTTTGTTCTAGAAGCGCATCCAAAGTGTCTGCATTTGCTTTATTAACTTCATCAATAGCGTTCTTTCTTTGTTTTTCGATTTCTACTATTTCTGCATCAGTTTTTGCTTGTTTAATCTTATTGTCATATTGCTTGTTTAAAGAGTCTACAAGTCCCTGTCCTTGAGCAATTGACTCAAATCCAAGTTGAATTGCCGCTGTATCTAATTTTAGATTTGATGCCTTTGCTTTGTTTGCATCCATTATTAATTTAGTTAATGTTACAGCAGCAACAACAGTTCCTGGTCCAGGGGCAGCAAGACCGACAGCAGTTGCTCCCACTGCAGCAGCAATACCTACGCCACCTATCTGCTGCTTTCTTTGTGACATAGCATTTTGAAATACTTTGGCTTGTTGCTCCATAGATTTCTTTTTAATTTCAAGAGCAACCTGTAATGGTTGGCTATCTAATTTTTCTCCATTTGGTCCAACAAGGCTTACTATTGTTCCACTAATTTGTGCTGGAATCTCATAATTTCCAAGTTTTTCTCCCAAGGCAGCAGCAAGGCTTTTTGCTTGTTCTGTTGTTAAAACACCCTGCATAATTGCCATTGATAACCCAACACCAACATTTTTAGCAATGTCTGCCCCAGTTGCACCAGTTTTCTTTTGTGCTTCTATATCTTTAAGAATACCTTTTCCGACTTCACTTTCAAGAATTGTCTGCCCAGTTTTTCTTTGTACTCCAGATGCTCCTGTTAAAATTGTTTCTCGTTTTTTCTTTGCTGATTCTGTTGCGCTAACCGTTCCAGTAATTTTAGAAAGTTCTATAAGTTTTGAATTTGTCATACTCATAGATTTTGCAAGTTCTGCTCCTTCTTTACCTGCTTTTTTAACATCAGAATTCATTTTCCAGATGCCTGCCCCTAAAGCAACCATTCCAGCAATAACAAGTCCAACAGGATTTGCAAGCAACGGTAGTAAACCAGCAACAGCAGAAATTCCAAACAAGAAATTAGTTATTACTTGTGGAGCCCCAGTCATTGCTGCAACCATTGCACCAGTTCCTGCAGCCATTGCCGCTGGTCCTGAGTATGTTCCAATTCTTTGTGCTTTCATAGCACGTTGATCTTGCTTTACCTCTTTAGCACTTTTTTCCTGTGTATCTGTACCCTTGTCTTGAGATTTTGTATTATCAACAATTGCTTTTGTTTGATCATCAATTGTTTTTTTAGGAACTATAAGTCCACTCTCTGTTCTTGTATACTTACTTCCTGGTCCAACCTCTCCGTCATCTGCTGTTGCACCAAGTGCTGGGATAGCCTGACCCCTTCTTAACATAAATGCTCTTGAGTGACTTAGTTTTTGTTTAAGGGGTAGTCTTTTCTTATCTGATCCCGTCAAAGGAACACGTTTTGCTGGAACCATTGCTCCAGTTTCCAAATCTACAACCTTTTGCCCTGGCTTAACAGCAACCTTTTTGCCAATTAATCTATCATATGCTGCTGAAGCCGTTTTTGAAAATTCTATTTTTCTGTTACTTGATCCAATCGATCTTTCTACATCAAACTTGTTACCTCTTAATAAACCAATAGCACCTTTTGTTTTGCTTAATGTGTTATCTGGCTTAACTTCTGGTCTTTCAAAAGCAACTATATTTCCTTTTTGATCTCTAATAACTTCTAATTGAGTGTCTGGATATAATTGACGTATTTTTTCTAATGGTCTTAAGGCTAATTGATTTATTTTTCCATTTGTAGCCTTTATTACATCATCAATTGATGCTACAGATTTTTGTGCTCCAGGATTTGATAACTTTAGACTACTTAATACCCTGTCTAGATTTAGGGTTCCACCCATTGACCTAGTGCCACCAAAATACAGTTCTTTTACTGCTGCAGCAACTATTGGGTTTTTACTCTTAGCAAGGGCACCAATAATGCCAGCCCTATCATTGCCCATTCTCTTATAAATAAAGTCATCGTTAATTCTTGTATTGTCTGGTAAACCTGCAGTTGATTTTAATAAATTATTTCTAATTTCTTTTGCTATTGAGATAGCCTGTTTTGGCGGAATACCAGCATCAATTAATCTGCTTGTCATTGTTCTTAATGACTCTTTATCTTGAATAGCCCTTCTGTATTCACCAAGTTCAACATTTGCCGACTTAGTATTCATTCTTGAATTTATGTCTTTTGGAACATCAAATCCTATTGATGTATAAAGATTTTCTTTAGAAAAACCAAAGTCTTTACCTCTTTGAGACATTTGTGTTTTACGTAGTTCACGGAAATTAACTGCATGTCCAAATACTTTTTCTGATCCAGCGTCTACTGTACCCTTTTCGTACTTAGCAATATCTCCAGATACAAGAGCGGCAATTAGTGGCTTAAATCTATCATCTTGTGCAATGTCTGTTGGAACAACTGCTTCCCCTGGCATTAACAATGATGGTACAGAATCTTTTCCTGCTTGTCCACCAACAACTTCTGTAGTACCTCGTGCAAATCTACCAGGGGCTTTTGGAACTCGCCCAGCGCCTGGAACCATCATTCCTGGATTTGCTGCTGCAAATCTTGCCGCTGCTGCAGTTGCTTCAATATAGGCATTACGCAATACTCTTACTGCATCTGCCTCTAGCACAAACTGTTGTGTTAGTCTGGCATGTGTCTGATTTAATGATGCTGCAACCGTTGCTGCTTCCATTTGCTCAGTTGTCATGTACTGAGTTTGCTGTGCTAGGTTACTGGTATTGCCAGTTAGTTTTAAAAATCCTTGACGCATTAAAACAAATAATTTAATTATGTTTGCTGCTCCGTTAGCAACTAAACCAAAAGTCATCAATAATGTTGGACCAACTAAGCCAACAAGAGTTGACATTACGACTATAAATTTTTTAGACCCATCGCTTAGTCCATTAAACTTTTCTAGCAAATTACCTAAAAATTGTGCTATTGGTGTTATAACTTTTAAGAATTCTTTTCCAATTGGAGCAATAGCAACTTTTAATTGTTCTACAGCCTCTTTAAAATTAGTCCCTACTGCATCTTCTACAGCCTTTAATTCTCTTTCAGATAGAATTGCAAGTTCTTCAACAGATGCTCCCGCTAAATCTAAAACTTTCGCAGCCTGAGATCCATCTTTAATTACATTTTGAAATAATGTTGAAAGACGTGCAAACTGGAATTTTCCAAATAACTGCTCAATGGCACGAGCACGATTTAGTGGATCAAGTGTATCTAGTGCTTGTGCAAATTCTACAACTGTGTTTCTTAATTCTCCCTTATTTCTTTCAACAATATCTTTTATATTAATGCCCATACCCGCAAGCATTTCGCTTGCTTTCTTTGTAGGATTAATTAAAGATGCAAGACCAGACTTTAATGCGTTTGCAGATTCAGATGCATTAATTCCACCCTCACGCATAGCAGTAAGAAAGAATGCAAGGTCTTCAACGTCTCCACCTAATTGCTGTACAACGGGACCTGCTTTTGGAATAGCAATTGTTAAATCTTCAATTGCGGTTACAGTTTGGTTTTCAACAGCATTAAGAAAATTAATCTTTCCAGTTAAATCTTCTGCAGCCAAACCAAATGCATTTGTTAAAGATATAGTTGTATCAAGTGCTGCTTCTTGTTCAACATTACCTAGAACCGCAAGTCTTGTAGCATTTGCAACCTGAGCAGTAAGATCTGCTCCAGTTTTACCCATTGCAGCAGCGGATGCAGCCATCTCCATAGTCTTGCTAACTGCAACACCATACTTGGTAAACTCCTCTGCTAAATCTCTTATATTTCCAAGCGCCTTTTCTGTTTCTGCAGTTGTAGTAAACATATCTCCATAAACACGACGGAACTTGAGTGCTTGTTTTTCAAGATCCATAAATGTTTTTGCAGCAGCGGTACCAAAATATGCAAGCGGAATGGTAAAGCCAACCATCAACTGGCGACCAGCCCACTGAGTATTCTTACCAAAATTTAATAGATTTGTGGAGCCCTGCTTTAATAATTGATTTAAAAGTTGTTGTTTTTGTGCTGCTACTGCTACCTGATTTCCGTACTCCTTCATATTTAATGTTGTTGGAGTAATTGCAATAGCCTTCATAGCGCCATTTGCATCACGACCCATTTTTATGTACTGGGTCTGCATACGCTTTACACGTTCTTGAGCAACCTTTCCAATTGTGTCAAATTCTGATTTAAATAGTTTGCCAAATGTTCGTGTAGCACCCATTCCATAGCGGAAGTATTCCCGCATAGAGAATTTATTTTTTTCTAGTGCATTTGTAAAAGATTCTGTAGATGTTCTAACAACACCCATCTGTGCTCTGAATTTACCAGTAGCATTGATTGAATTTAAAAGATTGGTTTGTAGATTTTTTTGTGCTGCCGCAGCGGCTGCGCTTGTTTTTGATACTTGAGAATGAAACTGAGCAAGTTGTCTTTGTAGGGCTTTAAGTTCCGCTAATGCCAACGAGGTGTCAATATGCACCCCAATATTGGCATTAACGTCACTCATCTTTTATACCTTTTTCATTTATTTAATTATTTGCTAATACTGTATTTAACAGCGCATTAGCGTCAGCGAGTTTTACACCAGATGCTGCTTCGATAATCTTGTAAACTGATGGAAGATCTAAAACATCTTCTAGTTTAGCCTTATCTGCAAGTTCTGGATTGTACTGTTGCATAGCAATTTGAACACATTCCATCAGAAGATCAGTAGACTTATCATTGTCTTCTGCGACTGCTGCAATACCCTCAAACTTTTTCATGAAAGCACGAAGAAGTGAGATTTTTAAAGGTCTCACTGTAATCTTTGTACCATCCATGAGAACAAGTTCTTCACCCTCGTGTACGGTTGTTGCCATTGATTTTTCCTCCTTATAAGGTAACATTAATTATAGCATAGAAAGCCTGTTTTTTAAATATTTACTGTTTCATTACTGAAGGATCACGCATATCTTCATAGTCTAGCCCCATGCCAATTCCAAACCCAGTTTTTTTTGCTTTTGGACCCTGAAGAGATAAAACATCATTACTATCTTTTGTTTGCCCCCTACTAAAGACTCTAGCCTTTAGGTCTTCCCATTCTTTTTGTCCCCGCACCTGTCCGTCAGATCCTTGATCGTCTAAATTTACACCTTGCAGAGCAGCCAAAAACTTTTTCTCTGTATGATCTAATTCTCTTTTTATCATTAATGTAGCCAATAATTCGGGCATAGACAATGATTCTTCTAATTCTTGATAGTCTTTCCATATACCCAGCAAAAATGTTTCTGATTCTAATTTTGCCAAATCTAGATTATCCCATGTAGATCCACTATCTACTGCTTGATCTTTTACAGGTTCTTCTGATTTTTTGTTTATTTTTATACCCGCAGCAATATCAACTATCTTGTATATTGTTGGCAGATCAATGCTATCTTCAACTGTTTCCAAGTTTTTGGATATTGGTGGATAATACTGTTTCATACATACTTGAACACATTTTGCTAAAACTTCTATGGCTTCATCATCAGTTGTTGTATTTTTTATTCCAGAGAATGTTTTCATAAATTCTCTTAAATATTTTATTTTTAATGGAATAATTTCTATTTCTGTTCCATCAATTAATAAAATATTATCTTTGTTATAAACTTCTGTAGCCATTTTATCTATTTTACCACAAACAACAAAACCCACCGCTAGGGTGGGCTTGTCGTTAATCTAAAACTAGATTATTATGACCAAGTACGATCTACGATTTTACCGTATGAACCTGATGTGTCTTCTGGAAGAAGACGGAATGAAACTTCAAACATTGAAGCCTCGTCACGCTTTGCGGATACAGTTACGTTCTCAATTGATAGAGCACGATATGCTGTATAAACACGCTCAACGTATGCTGAGTCCTCACAGTCACCTGTTCCAGGTCCTACAGCAACGATACCACGCTCAACTGGACATTCTCCAATATCACCTGCAGATAGGTCAAGAACCTGTCCGTTTGATGTTGACTTTGTTCCAGAGAGATCAGCATCGCTTGCTGCTAGTGCCAAGAGAAGGTTCTCAAGTGTAGCCTCAGCGAAAGCGGTAGCAAGATTTACCTGCATACCTTGCTTGTACAACTTAGCAACGTCTAGAACCTGATCAACCTGGACTTCACCGAAGTCTGGCTGAAACTGTAGTTCAAGACCGTTCATGGTATAACCCACGTTTGTGTATGTGTTTGCATCAGAAAGGGTTTCCTTAAATGATTCATCACTTACAAACGACTCCAGTCCTGCTGGAGTAAGGGTTGAATCTGCTACGAAGAGCGCAGCAGCACCAACGATGATGTTGGTGGATGTACCACGTGTATATGCCATTTTTTCACCTCTTTTTTTATAGAAATTAAAAGGCGGGTTTCCTCAAGACAATTATATCAGCGTTTTTATGTGTATGGATTTTGATATGATACCCCGCCAATTGTGATCGTGTCTTTGACGTGGTAATCATATTCAACAATAATCTTATTTACAAACAGGGTTCTGGCTGAAGCCAATTCTGCAACGTCTCGGCTTTCATCTGCTTGGTATACCCTGATATTATGAAAAAATACATTGGTTGGAATATTAGTAATAGGATTTTCCATAAGCCACTTATTAACATCTTGGGCTGCAGCATCTTCACGATCAAGGGCATCTGTTATAACTCTAACGGCTCCAATTAGGTTCTCAACGCTAGTAGAGTAAATAAAATATATTAATTGCTCTCTTTTATTTCTATAAAAAGGAGTAGGTCTAAATCTCATCAATCTGTCATAAATGATAAGGGTTGGCTCAGTACCGTCACCCGTCTGCGAAGAAAGACTAATTAGGTCGCTATACATATCTTCTATGTTTGTGGGGTATTGCGCTGGTACAAAGGGTGCTGGAAGCGCTAGAGATGTTTGTGATAATATGTTAAAGTCTATCAACTGCTGATTAATATAAGCATTCAAAAATGTTGGGGGAAATCCAGTAGTCTTTACTTCAGCCATTACTCAACTCCAATTCTAGCGTTTGTGATCCATTTAAATCCTGTGTCTACGCCCTTAACTCTACCCATCTTTGAGCCAGCACGGATGTTCTTTTTGTATATTACAGGATTATTTATATAATCGTATAAACCAGAGGCACGAATAAATGATTGCTTAAAATACTTTAACATAAATTCATCAAACACTCTTTCAAAAGATCCAGATACTGAATCTCCTCCAGGGTTTCTAATCGTTATTGGTTTTTTGGTAAACACTTCTTGACCACCGTCTTCAAATACAAGAACTGAATTTCTCTTTGGTTTTATTGTAACTGGTATTCCGTTTTCCATAATATATGCTTTATTATAAAAGGGAGTATTTGAATCTGCAGAAACTGTTTTTGATTGTCTAAACTTAGAGTTAAAACTTAAACCTAAATTACTAACAGTATAGTCTATGTCAAATAATCTAGCAGATGGACTGCCCGTTTGATTCCATTCATAAACGTGATGCAATGCAGAAGGGTTTGCTCTAGCCTCAACATCAATATATTGACCAATAGCAAAAATAACTTCTTTGCCTAATTTATTTAAAAATATCTTTTTACCTTTTTGTATGCCATCCAAAAATCCATAAGAATACTCAACAATATTATTCATTTGTTTTTGAAATCTACGAAGATCGGTTCTAACAATCATTAGTCACCAACCGTTTGATTTTCTGTTCGCCTTAAAACCATTTTATAGTATTCAATTTCTTGAAATGGACCAATAAAGGGCTCGACGGTAGCAACCTCATAGATTGTTCCTCTGCCAGATCTAACACCAGCAGTTTCTATATAAAGAGGGTAATCGTTTGCTGCCCTTATATTGGTTACTAATATATTTGTTACGGCATTGTTATTTTTATGAGATGAAACTCTGGGATCATTTTTAGTTCTTCCAATAAGCGTATCTTTATATTGCAAGAATGATTCTGGTTTTATTGACTCTTCTCCAGCACCGCCAATAGGCGTAGCGCTACATGTAATTGTTCGATCATAGACCCAATCTTTTTTAGGTTGACCATATTCTCCTTGAGTAACTATTGGAAAATAAATATCAGCCTTCATTGGAAAAATCACATCTGGAGTTGAGCAATGTGATTCCATTATAGTACTCCAGGCTTACCAACATTTGTAATATACTTGTTAATAATTTTATCTACTAGAATATTTCCAGTTCCTTCAAATGAACTTTTATCTATTTGAAGTTTAAACTGATCTGTTGAATAATTGCTTATATATCTCTTGTGATAATCTAGTTTTCCACACTTAAGATCTTCTATAAGCATATTTGTTGCATCATAGATATCATATGGAACTACTTTGTAGCCCGATAATACTGCAAAAAGATAATTCCATCCCATAGGAAATGTAACGCCAGGAATTACAGAAAGTGTGTTTGGACTATCTTCAGAATCATAAAGGTCTAAAGAGTCAGAGTATCCCATCGGAGTTCCTATTGGATTTCCAACAAGACGAATGAACTCCCCCTGACCATCTTTCCATTCTTTTATAATTGATGTTTTATCTTTTGTTAATAAATAATTCCAGTCACCTAATGCTGGACCATCTTCATCATCAATATCCCATACAAGTCTATTATTTTCATAAACTTTGCTAATTGCATAAACTCTATCCCAAATTGGCATAAAGTCATTATTATTTCCAACTACTTCATACCATTTACGTTCATAATAAAATCCGCCAGGAACTTGAGAATCTATAATTGCTCTAGCAATTCCTTCCCATTTTGTATATTCTGCGATTTCAGATGCTGTGGTTCCCAATGTTTTTGGATCAACATATGGTCGCATAATTTCAAGATTATCTTCTACGACAATTTCATCAGCCTCTTCATCAACCTCTGTAAAAATTTCTAGCAAATATGACTCATCATAAAGATTAAATTTTTCAGGCAAATTTAATACTACCTTAGATCCAGCAGTTGATGTTACTATCTGCTCTAAATCATTTACATTTCTAGTGCCCTCGCTTATTCTAACAACATAGTTAGTGCTGGCATCTGGAACATCATACGTAATTGTTAATGGATATGGCGGTATTCTTAATATTTGCATTATTTCTTTTTACGGTAAAATTTCGCTACTTCGTCTGGAGTTGCTATTCGCACATCCCTACGAGTAAGCCATTTTTCCGAATCCTCCTTGCTTAAAATATTATAACCATTTTCAAGATCTCCAACACCATTCCAATGAAGATTTTTCATAGAATATAAAGCAATTTTTTCAGTTGGTTTATCTTTATTTTTGGCTTTTTCAATTTGCTCTGGTCTTGGAATAAAAGAAAATATTACTTCTAATATTTCTATTTTTGTGTTTACTCCAAATAAATCTATATTATTTTTCTTTGCATATGCCTTTAATTGTGGCACTGTTTTCTTTTTTAAATCTTCTACTAATTCTATTGACATGTTTCCTCCACTGCTATTATATCAGAATTACATTATTTGTATAAACTTTGTGGTCTTTTAACTCCCGCTGGAGTTCCACTCATAATTATATTTTCTCCAAAATTTGCTTCTGGGATAGATCCAAGAGCATATCTTTGTGTAATTATTCCATTAGGACCACTAATGATTGTTCCAATACCCCCAACGGCGATACATCCTTCACCATCGTGTTGATGATCTTCTGAAGTTCCTGGATAAGACATTTTAATCCTTAATGTGATTAAGGAGGGTAGTTTTTACGCTACCCTCCTCGATCTTATTATTCAGTTTTAATTAGGAATCAGATGCTGCATCTGCATAAGATACTGCATCGAGTTCTTCCCATTGTAAACCAAAGCGGACGAATACTGTGTATTCAATTGTATCCTTCTTTGGCTTGTATTCACGATTTACTGTGATATCACGTTGGAAGCCCCAAACACGGTTTGCAGGGAATGTCAAGTCGACATAATCTGCTGGGTAGTAAGGTACTTCCATAACGTCAACACCGAGAACACGTGTTGTACGTGCTCCACCAAGTGTTTGACCAACACCATCAAGATAATTCTGACGGTTAGCCTGTGTGCTGCCTGGAGTCATTCCAGCAATTGCTTCTGCTACTGCATCAGCAAGTGTACCGTTATTCTTAACGATACCCTGGAATGCATCTGTACCAGCATAGAACTTTAGATTGTTCTTAATTGCACGATACTTACGTGGCATTGCAAGAATGATGTCCTGCATTACAGTTGGTGTCCACTCATCATCAGAGACAGTTACAACTGCTTCGTGAGCATCTGAACCGCTTGTGACTTTGTTTACGAAACCTTCCATGATTGAAAGGAAGTTGCCTGTTGAACCATCACCATTAATGGCTAGATCTTCGATGTCATTTGCGAATGCATTTGTCATCAAACGAACTAGATGGTCTTCAAGAGCACCTCCTTCAATATTGTCTTCTAGAGACTCAGTTGAAACTTCCCAATCAAGACGAATCTTCTTGGTTGTTAGTTCTACCTTTGTGAATGTTGCGCCAGCATTTGTGTATGTGTTGTCAGCCTGGGCTGCAGCACGAATTACACGCTCACCAACGTTAACCTTTTCGATTTCCATGGTGTTTGCTCGCATTGTAACTTTACGACCATCTTTGGCGAGAACTGTTGCATCCCACACGTAGTCGATGAAGCGGCGAGCCTGTTCTGGTGCTAAAATACCACCAGGTGTTCCAGTTGGGCTTACAGAGTTAGCACCGCTTGAACCAAAATTGGCTGTAGCAATGTTACCGAGTGAAGCCGCTGGTGAAAGACTACCGTCAGGACCTGTTGCTGTTGCTCCTCCGATGCCACCAGATGCAAATGCACCTTGTCCATCGTGATTGTGAGCCTCAGTAGTTCCTGGATAATTCTTTACTATTTCTTGTTCCGACATATTGTTCACCTCCTAGTGAATATACCTTTAATTAAATAGGTCGGCATTTGTGAGGAAACGTCCGCCCCATAGGGATTTTTGAGTTTTCATTTCCGAAAACTCCTGCACGATCTCGCCTAGATCGCCAGACTTGCGGAAAGCAGTATCTTGCTCTACGGCATCTACTCGCTTTCCAAACTCATTAAAAGTTCCCTTTACTTGACTTACCTCACTTGCTACAGACTTTACTTCACCTGTAACGGTTTCAAGGGACTTTGTGATTGCATCAACATTGGCTTGCATAGCCTTAACTGTTTCTGCAAGATTGCTCAAGGCATTAGTTAGAGAGTTATTAATTTCATCAACAGACTTTGCAATTTCTGCTGTTGCATCAACAACTGCATCTACTGACTTTTCTGCTGCTTCTTCAGCAACTGGAGCATCTACTGCTTCTGGTGCTGCCTCTACCGCTGGCTCTGCTGCAGGTACTTCTTCAGCAATTGCTGCTGGAGCATCTGCTACAGCGTCTGCTGGAGCCTCTGGAGCAACCTCAACATTTTCAACAACTTCGTCAGACTTTGCAATTTCTGCATTGTCTACAACTGTGGTTTCTTCTGTCATAGGGTTTTCCTCCTTTGTCATCTTAATTGTTCTAATGCCTTTTGCACTATCAACTAAGAATTTTACTGTTTCTATATCATTTGAATCTTCTACAAAACCAATATTTTGCATATTGCAATTGCATGATGGGCATGACTCCTCAGAGTCTTTTGACAATCTTACGATATCATGTTGCTTGCACCAATAGACTGTATCAACAACAGTTTTTGCTAGGAAACCGCCTAGTTCTCCCTTTTCAATGGAAAGAACATTCGCAAACTGATTTGCTGGATTATCCACTAGTGACAATTCATGTAGATCATATTCTTTGATAACTCTAATTGCTTTATCTAGTTGTTCATCGTAAGAATCATCAAACTTTTTTATATTCCCGCCGATTGAAAAACCAGTCAGCGTACCATCAAGAACCTTTTCCCAGGTGTCTTGAGCACCCTTTGAAATATATGCAGAAACATATACTCCACTATAAAACTTCTTTACTTGTGGATCAAAATAACGATCTTCTTTAAAAGAAACAACTTTGCCTACCGCAGATGGCTGATGCATTTCACGCAAATTGCCACGAAACTTTTTAAATGCCTCAATGCTTGCTTCTGTTGTTACAATATCATTTTGCTTATCAACATTGTCTAATGTGGCAAAACCAGAGACTATACGGCGCTCTTGATCGATCTTGCCAATTGGCATAGAAAAGCGAACATTGTCGCCATCAGTAATCCAGTGTGCTTTATTTATAGTCATGGCAGAATAATTATATCATTCGTTTATAATAGTTTCTCAACTATTGAGACGAACGACCCTCTCCTTGTGCATTTCTTCCAGAAATAGTGGTAGAGGAATCTGAGTTGTTATTTGCTCTTTCAGCATCTCTTTCTCTATTACCCGCCAAATCTGCCCTTGCATCTGTGGCTTGTCTAGGAGACATTGTAAATGGGTTATCGCCATCTGGGCGCTGTGCCATATTTAACATTTCACGAGCCTCATTGGGCGTTATAACCTGAGTCTTTACATATCTTTCAATAATTTGAGATTGTGCTATTTCATCAGTTAAGGTCAGTTCGTTAAACTTCAACTCTAAAATATCAGTTTTTTCTTTAACTATCTTGTTTATAATCTTTTCTAGATGACGCTGTGCTGGACGAGATACCTGCTCTTTAAATGTGCGATCTTGAGATAGAGCAGCAGCAATAGCAGCAGAATCAGAGCCACCAAGTTTAGAAATTGGAACCTGATGAGCAATCAAAATATCATCACGATTTTGCTTACGATATTCTTTAAATGAACCTTCTTGAATTCCGTTTTCAATTGGCTCCATCTTAAAGTCAACCTTATTATTATCTGTATCTCCAGGAAGGGGGATATACAGCGTTCTGTGTGATTGTGATTTTAGCCCAGTCTGAAGGAATCTAAACATCTTGTCTTCTGCATCTGCAGATAGTTTTGCACCCTTCAAAGTAATAATATATCTTGGTACCGCCTTGTTTTGGAAGTAGTCAATGTTGTATTGAGATGCCAATTGGTCTCCAATTAAAGAAGGTATTGCAGCAATGATATCTGGAATTCCATAATATGTGTTTAATGGAGAATATTCTTTAATATGAATAATTTCATTTGGTCTTGGATCATCTGTTAATGGATTTGGATTTTTAGCAGCAAAGTTTCTAAAATAAACAACTTTTTGACTAATCACCTGAACAAAACCATCACGCAAACGACGAACACGAACCGTTGTTGCTGGAATATGACCAATATATCCTATCTCGCCAGAAACAGTTCTTCCAACCTCTATAAAAGCATTTCCTGTAGCCTGTAAATCAACATAAACCTTTTCCATTGTTTTTTGAAAACTATCTTCATCATTAAGATTCTCTAGCCAGTCACGCATTTCTATTTTCATTCTTTCAATGCGCTTTCTTGCACGACTTACGGCTTCGCTATCATCATTCATTTCAAATCTAAGCATTGTACGGTCTGTTAGTTCAAAATGATATCCAAGACCTACAACATTTTCTACCTTTGCATCAATTGCAGCATGATTAGCAAAAGAAGTATCATAATAACTTGCTAGTTCGTACATGTTATATGGTGGAGTTATAAGATCAAATATTCCATATCCGTTTCTAAATACCGTTCCTGGATTGATCTGTTTTGATTGAGCCCCATCTCCAGATGGAGTTGAGTTTGCCGCTTCTAAATATCTTGTATCATCAGCAGTTGCTGGATAAACCTTTGATAGGTTTCTGGCAGTTCTGCGTTTGAAGTTGTTGTTTAATCCATTATAATTTTTTAATTCGTCCCAAGATTTAATAAAAGGATCTTGGTCCCTAAAAATATTTTTATCTTCTGTCTGGGTGCTTATAGCAGCCTGAATGTATTCAAAATCGTCACTCACTTTCGTATGAGTCCCTTCCATGAGTTTTTAATGTTTGTTGTGCATCATATATTGCACCAAGATCATTTAAGTTTGGTATGAGTCCGCTATTCATTCTATCTACCTGCTCAGAATAGCCCTCTTCTGAAATTCTAGTTAGACCAGGCACAAATATGCACTGTCCGTCCCCATCATCGCCATAATACTGTGCAGCCTGTTTTAATTCTGCAATCTTTTTTATATCACCACGAACGGCTGGAATATTTAAAACATTTCCCTCGCCATCCGAAAACCATTTTCCATTAGACTTTTTGTAAACATATAGACCCCAGTTATACTTTTTATCTATTACCTGTCTACGAACATTTTTGACCACGGGTTCGCCAGTTTTTGGGTTTATTAAAGGATTCATATCCACAAGTATACCAGATTATAGCGGTGATACTGTGCTTGATTGCCATCTAGTATCGGAATATACCTTTACCCTGTCTATGTCTAGGTTAAAAATAAATTCATCATCCACTATTATTTTATTCGTTCCTGTGTATGTGTTATAGATATTTCCTGGGTTTACCCCGTATAAATCGGTAGTTGCTATAGTTAACACTTCGTCCCAGTTAAAATTGTTTTTCCAATATAGCCACTCTAGTTCTTCAAATGGTGTTTCTTTTATTTGTGACCATGGTCTATCTATTCGGCTCTGAACCTGTTGCAAATTGTCTGTGCGATAATAGCCAATATTGTTAAACACAAAAGGACCATTAAGATTTACGGACCCTAAAAATGCATCAAAAGAAAGAGATGATGAAAATGCTACACCAAGGGACAACCACTGCTTAATTGGAAGAACTGGCTCTCTAGCAATAAGACCGTTTACATAATATGAAATACCATTAACTGGCAAACCAGTATTTCTTGATACCGCAAATATTTTTGCACGATCCCCCCCATTACTGTTTGCTATTATATAAAACTCTATCGTATCATCTTTATAATTAATTTCAAAAAGTTCTGCTGGTTGACCAGGTAGTTGATCTTTATCAAATCTAAGCCACAGTTGTAGAGCACTTATTTTATAAGTTGAGGATAACTCTGTGTTTACTGGCAAGGACATTCCACGATTAATTAATGTATCGAAGTCTCCTCTAATCTCTATGCCGCTTTTTCTTGTAAGGTATAAATAGGGTGTGCTTCCCTTATAAATGCTAAATGGATTTTTTGATTTATAGTCAAAGTAAAATCCAGATCTTTTATAGGGATATAACGGTGTTCCAAATCTTGTGCCAACCTCATTAAAAGAGTTCTGACTTAAAACCTGAGAACATAACTCTAATTGTTGCAAGTTAATGTTTTTATTTAAAATACCACGAATATTAAACTCTACACTATAAACAATTGCTAAATCATTAAAGTCTACAGATGTTGGGGGGTAGATTAGAGTATTGTCTATAACCTCAAACTTTGTGATATCCCAATTAGGATGCAAATTAAAATCAACAATGCCGCCCTCATTTGCTGCCTCTGTTATCGTAAAGTTTTCATCTAATGAATTTGCTCCGTCTTCAACATATTGAAGAGAAATAAAACTTCTTATTGGCAAACTTTCAGTATTATATTCAAAATGTTTTAGTGCTTTTTGCTCCATGTCTTCATAGTCATTCCAACCAGTTAACAGGTTATTGGATAGTTGAGCATAAGATTTTACGACAGGATTAGAGTACTCATACTGAAGGGACTTAATCTCTTCGTCATCAACATAGGTTGATTCTCCATATTTCCAAGAACTAATTATTTCTTGCTCAAACAGTTGCGATGGTGACGGAGACCCAATATTAAACTGAATAAAATCTAAATCATAATAACGATTACCAGATCTGTCCTCTACATATTTTGCAAAATAAGTTAGTGGCAAATAGTCTTGCCAATACCCTGCGATTCCTATGTTAAGTCTGTATGAGTTAAAAGATGTATCTGCAAATAAAGTGTAACTGCCATTTCTGGTTAACAGGGCACCTGTTTCTGAATGATCCAAAATTCCATATGAGTCAAACAAATTATTTATAGAAGACAAGTTTTTTTCTGTACAAAAAGATATATCATACACTTTTCCTGTATATGAATATGTTGAAGTTTCGTCTCCAAGACAATACATTTTTAAGCCATTTTGATTACCAAAAAATGTTGCTACGTTATTGCCATAGCCACTAATTAATTTATCAATATTAAATCCAGCAGCAAAAATTTCAGACGGGCTACTTATTGTTTCTTCGTGCAGTGTAGTAGTCTCGGAATTAAATGTAAATAGGTAAGATATTGTAGAGCCAGTCTTAATAACCTTAAAAGAATTGCTATTGCTTGTGTTATATATTTTAAAAAGAATCTGTTCGCCCAAATTTGTGTTTTCTTTAAATAATCCGTATACGGCTTTTGATTGAGAGCCTAAAAAATTAAATCTATTAAAGTTAATATAGGTAGCAAGGTTATTCCAAGAACCTGATGGTCTAAATGTAAAGAACTTGTTGTCTTCACTTTGAATAGAACCGTTATCACTATAAAAATCTTCAATAGTTTTTGTATCCGTAAATATTTCTGGAAGTTCATAATTAGGGGCGGAAAGAGATGTTTGACTTGTTGTTAGGTTATCAAATGTACCCTGACTCCAACCAGCAAAAGATGGGTATGAATAGTTGACGGCATATTTAGCAAAAGGATAGTCTATAAATGCTGCAACCCCTCCGTATGCAGAGTTAATTCCTTCTGGAGAAACAACTGCTTGACCATACGCAAATCTTCTTTTTGCCAAAACATTAGAAACTTGATATGGATATATGGCAACGCAATCAATTTCTACTGGAGTAACATCATTATATGCGTAAAATCCAAGCCAGTCTTGATCCTTGTCTTCTTCGCTAAGTTTGGATGCCAAGTCTATAGAGTCTGTATCAAAAGACAAAGACCCAACCTCTTCTCCATTAATCAGCAGTGTAGCAAAATTTCTAATTATTCTTATATCCACTAACATTGGTCTAAACCATTCTCCAACAAAATGGGAAACAGTATTATTGTTTATAGCCAAAGTCAAAAATCCAGAATCTACATATAACCCATCTGAAGAAGATATGGGACCAAATATTTTTTTGGAAGAGTTGGTGTCAGAATTTACCTTTAACCAAAACTCAACGGTGTACTCTTTATATCTTCCAGCCTCATTTAAAAATCCTTTTCCTGGAATGATTAGAGAAGGATTATTGTTGTTAGGTAAAATACTCGTTAAATTTTTTGCTCCAAATACCATTGGTATAGATGTGTTGACGGACTTTAAAGCATTTTGCTCTACAATATAATACCCAGAAAATTCTTCTATTCCATATGCCTGTGCTTCAACTGCATATTGAGAACTAATATTTATTGATGCTGGTAGGGCAATTTTATCAATGCCTAGCGAAGTGGCATTAAAATTTTCATTCCATTGACCAAGGCTTATGCCATTAATGTATGATCTGTAATCATATATGGACCCCCCTCCATCTTGTGCAATTATTTTTATTATAAGCCTAAGATCTGTATTTTCATTTGGAATTTCAAAAGTTTCTGAAACAAACTGCCACTTATTAAATATAGATATAGGAAATGTTTTTGTTTTTTCAACAATTAATGAAGTAGTTGTATCCGTATATTCATAACCAATAGATATAGACTGAATATAAGGACTTTCTGGATAAAAGTATGTTCCAAAACAAAATGTTTTTAAATCTTGATCCAAGTCTGTAAAGTTTAATATGTTTGGACTTTTAAGAGTCATTTCTATAGTATCACCTACAGGAACTTGTCCTTCAATAATATTTGTAATACTAGATGTAAATTGTTGTCCAAAATTTTGAGATGTTATATCTATATTAAATATATTTGTAGAAGTCCACAAACTTAAATCTCTTTGTGCTTCAGAGACCAAACTTACATAATCTAATTTATCGTCAAGTGCCCACAATACCAAGGGATGCTCAGAAAATATTTTTTCTGCATATAAATTTGATGGGTTAGACATGGTTCTCCTTACCCACTATTATAGCAGTTAGGATATTTTTATTTCGCAAGTATCAGTGGTGCAATATGCCTCTCCAAGAGCCTCTAGATTATCTACACCGTCATAAATTGCAGACCAATTAATCTTTTTAATTTCTCCAACATATGAGTTATATTCATCTTTTGTGATTTGTGTATATGGCTGTTGTGGATATGTCCTATTGCCCATAGGTAAGAATGATACCGCCTTAAGTTGACCCTCATACATATGAAGTGCTGGGGCAACATGCTTTGTCTCTGTCTCTTTATCAAATGAAAGAGTAACAGAAACACCATTGTCTGACCAATATTTTTGAGTTGTTGCAGCAAGTGCAATCTTTTCAAATAATGTTACATCTTTTTCAGATCTTGGATGACCAGAATGAACTGGGAAATATACAACGGTTGTATTTTGTGATACAAGATCTGCCTCCATTTTGTACCCCGCTGCTTTGAATAAATGAATCATTGGATCTGTATTTCCAAAACGAATTGCACGAAGGAAGAAGTCTCCTCCTGGACCCCAATGAACACCTGGAGTCGCACCAGATAAAAGCGATACTGAACCTGAAGGCTTAACAGTTGTTACACGAATAGATTCACGAACACACAACCACTCAGAATACGAATGATCATATTTACGAATAGTCTTATATCCTTCATCCATCCATTCACGAACTGCTGGCAAACCTTTTTGGTCTGCAAAAGATGCAATGCCAGTGAGAGATGTTCCAATACGGCGATTGCGTTGCATAATACCGTTTGTAATCTGCCAATGTGTGGGAACAAGAGTAACAGTCTTGCCATATAAATAAGCAAACTTTAGAGTACGCAAAAAGTCTTCTTTAGATTCATGACGATTTAAATGTACTTCAACAAGTGTGCAAAGTTCATAAGATTCTAGTGGTTGTTCTGCACAAGGATTAAAGCCCATTACACGATAATCTTTTCCATCTGCAGGATCTGCAAGACGACCATAGTTACGAGCAACGTCAAGCCAAATAAATCCTGGCTCTCCATTGTCTGCAATTAAATCTATATAGTCTTCATACTTGGTTCCAACTTGTGCTGAAATAGAATTATTACTCATCCATGCCCATCCAGGATTTTCTGGATCAAATGAGTTGCGCTCTGGAAACATCTCTGAATTTTTTAAATTAATGAATCCATCATCTGATGGGCTTCCAAGTGCGAGGGTAGCAGAACGACGAACATTACCAGCAACTACACAAGTTCCAATAAGATTTACAATATCAACAATTGCACGAGAATCAAGAATCTCTCCTGCTCTGTTTCCAATTACTTTACGAATAGTCTCATGTAGTTTAATCAATGGCTCTGGACCAGAAGCGGTACCGCCAAACCCCTTAATAGGCGCACCCAATGGTCTAATTAAAGAGTAATCAAAATTAATCTTAGCCTGACCTTGTTTTAAATATGAATTAATAAGAAGTCTTACAGACTCTACCCATCCTTCTCTTGTATCAGGTATTTGATAGGTTATTTCTTCTTTTTGATTAGGGTATATTTCCATACCCTTTTCTTGTCCAAGGGTGTCAAATCCTACTCCTACCCCCAACATCAGAGCATCCATAACCCAGCCAAAAAGGGCTCCAGGATCGTTTCTATCGATGTCCCTAGTAGAAACCATGGCGCAGTTCTGTAAGGCTGCTGAATTGCGCCTCTCCATCGTCATAGGGGTACCAAAAGCCCATAGACCACGACCTGGTGGAGTCCATTTAAGATTAAACATGCGATCATAGGCTTCTTGGGCAGACTTCTGTGCTTTATTGTCATTCCAAGGCAAGCGGTTTTCTTTGGCATGATTCTTTTGAACAGAATACATTCCTTCAATTACCCGCTTACAAACTTCATGCCATCTTTCTTTTGTGCCATCTTCTTTGACTCTTGAATATGTACGGATAAAAGTTATCTCACCTAAAGAGTTACCACCAGCGTCAGTAAAGCCAAAAGGAGACTCAACATTTTTATATTTATTTACAAATTCATCTAATAACCTAAAAGAAAATACATCTGACATTTAAAATTAAAACCTTTCAACTAAAATATTATAAGAACTTTGCAAATTACAAAGTAGTCTTAGTATAGCACAAAATTTAAAATAAAAAACCCCTATGTTTCAAGGGGTTTTTAAATTCTTAACCTAAAGTTAAGGTTTAGTACTTTTGTTTTTACAAAGCACCCATCATTAATAGGGCAAGTTCATCTGCAATACTTCCTGGTCCATTAAGTTCAATGTCGGTCAAACCAGAAATGGTTGTTACTGTTGCACCTGAAGCAATTGATGTTGAACCAAGAGTTGGAGCAGCATAGCCACTAACTGTTGTCCACTGAACACCAGTTCCTGTTGACTCCAAATATTGACCAGCACTGCCAGTATTACCTCCAGCAGTAATTGTTCCTGTAACTGTAGCGTTTGCGACAGACAGGGTTGAGGATTCTAATCCACCAACTGATAAATCATCTAGAGTTGCTTGTGCAAAATTAACTGTGGTTGTTGGCTCATCTGTTACGCCATCAAAAAGTTTCCATTTTCCATCTGTAGCATCTTTTACAAGACCTGCGTGTTTTGCTGAACCATCATTATAACCAGCAACAATACCTAGGTCTATTGTATTTGCTGGGTTTTCGTGAGCAAGTTGTAGGATGCTGTCTTCAATTTGAATTTGTGTAGCGGATACAAGAACATTGCTTCCGTTTACTGTAAAGTTTCCATCTACCTGAAGATTTCCAGTTGTGGAAATATTTCCTGTAAATGCTGCGCCAGCAAGTGCTGCCTTAGAATCAAGTTGTGACTGTACGTTTGATGTAACCCCATCAAGATATCCTAGTTCTGTAGAAGATACGGATGAAGATACTGCTAGTTTATCCCAAGCAATTGCTGCGGTATTTGAAATATCTCCATCTACGATAGTTTCATTAGCAATAATTGTGCTTGTAACTGTTCCAGTATCTGTTGATGTAATAAAGTTTGCATCTGATAGTGCTGAATTAAATTCTGATACCGTGCCACTTAAAGTGTTATTTGTAAGACTAATTGACTTATTTGTAAGAGTTTCTGATCCAGCAAGTGAGGCTAGGTCTGCGTCTGAAACTGCTGTATTGAACTGAGCGAGAGTTCCAGTTACAGTATTGTTAGCCAAATCAATTGATTTATTTGTAAGAGTCTGGGTTCCTGTATTTGTGGTAACTGTTGAGTCAATGTCAAGTGTAATGGTGTTTGCATTGTCATCATAAGTTTTGTCTAAACCAGTACCCGCAACAATTGCATCGTTTACCGAGTCCTGTGAAACTTCTGCAAGTTCAGCCTTGGTTGCTATGACGGAGGTGTCAACAGCAAGTGTAATTGTATTTGCGTTATCGTCGTAGGTTTTTGTTATACCAGTACCTGCGGTAAGAGCGGTATTAATAGCATCTTGTGATAATTCATCAACGCTTGGAAGTTGAGAGGATTCAAGTTTTCCATCGGAGTTGAGTGTAGCAACGCCAAGTGCTTGACCAAGAAGAGAAGTCTCTACATAGTCGCCAAGTGTGGTGCCTAGTTCTGTCTCATCAATAAAGTAGTCTAGATCTGCCCATACATTGGTTCCATCACCAATTTTAAATTTATTTGTATCTGATTCAAATCCAATTTCTCCTGCATTTAGGATTGGATTAGCGGTGGTCCACTGTGTAGCAGTACCTCTTCGCTGTTGCATTCTTGTTGCCATTTTTCCTCCTATGACAATATGTTTATATTATAACAGATAATTAGTTAAAATTATCTACTGCTATTCCACCATCGTACGTAACTGTCCATGAATTCGTATTGTAGAATCCAGCATCTTCTGTTTCCCCTGCTGCCTCTGTTACCAGACCAGCATCTTTAAAGGTAGAAACAATAAGACCTGTTCCATCAATTGCGGTATCGTGAATATGTTGTGGTATTTCTAAAGTATCTTGTACGATTGCTACAGAATACCAAGTACTATTATAAAAATAGTACAATCTTTGTTCGTTTGTATTTAAAAATAAATCTCCGTTTGTGCCACTTTCAGGATTATTTGCTCCTGTTGGAACGCTACCCTGAAGATTATCTACATACTGTTTTGTAGTAGCATGACCATTTTCAGTAGGAGTGGCAACAGTAACAGTACCTCCGAATGTACCGCCGTTTGTGACGAAAAGTCCATTCTTTACTCGAAAGTCTTTATTTACTGTTGCCATTTCCTATTTCCTGTCTACTACTTAACTAGTGTTCCTACTACAGTAATGTCTGTAGTATTTTCTGTAGTTGTTACACGGATTCTTACATCTGCTCCATCAATATCTGCGGTAACATTAAATAAGTTTCCATTTGTTGTAATTTCTGCGTACTCTGTGATTGCAATATTATTTCCAGCATCAAGAGTTACTAGAATTTCAGATAGTTCTGTGTGTGATGCTGTTTCAGCCTTTACCAAGAACTTAGCAGAGCGATATGTTGCATGAGCAAAATCATATGCAGTTACAGTGCTTGCTGTTGGTACAGCAAGAGTTGCAGCAACCTGAGTTGCTACGCTGTTAATGTCTACCTCTGTAAAGTTTGGAACAACTGCTTCAAGAGCATCTACTGCGCGAGCATTGCTGAAGTATAGATTTGTTGTACCTTCTGCAAGATCATCAGTATCAGAATCTGCAACACCGTTTTCTGCAACGAAGTCATAAGTTCCAGACATTGCATCGTATGAAACTGTAATGTTTGTCTGTGTTCCTGTTGTCAAAGGTGTAACCATTGCTGCTTCAGCACGAGCATTTGTGAAGTATAGGTTTGTTGTGCCTTCAGAAATATCGTCGGTATCAATTGAGTCGTTGATATAGGTATCAACTCTATTGTTTGTGAAATATAAATTATTTCCTTCAGCAACACTGTCTGTTGTAAGATTTGCTACTGTGTTTGAAACATTGCTAATTTCATTATCAACATAATATTTTGTTGCAGCATCTTGGTTGCTTGTTGGATCTTGAAGATTTACAATCTTGTATGTATTTACTGCATCAAGGTCTGCTCCAAGAGACACAGCATTTCCAAGAGTCTTATTTGTAAGAGTTTGGGTATCAGATGTACCTACGACATTTCCAGAAACACCATGAACTCCTGTTGTAAGGTTTGAGTGATCTGAAACTGCATTTGCAACATATTCTAGATTTGCAAGAACATTTGAATTTGCATTAAATGTATTTCCATCAAGATAGAGTCCATACCCTGCTAAAAATGTGCCTGCACCAGAGAACTGTGTAAAGACAATTGGATCAGATCCGATTGTTACAATACCAGTTGATGTTTGTACCCAGCCAGTATTGTCGTAAGTATTACCACCAGTTACGAATACGAAGTCACCACCATCAACTTCTGCTGGTTGATCAAAATCTGCTGCACGAACTGCTGCGCCAGTTGGCTGAACAACATAAATACCGTTTTGTGATGCTGTAGTTTGATCTTTTACAAGAACACGATTTCCAGAAACAAGAGTTACTCCATCAATAACATCTCCTGCTTCAAGATCTGCTGAAATAGAAATATTTTCTGTGGTAGCAGCATTTACTGAAGGATGGATGTGAAGTCCTTCAGAAACTGCATCAACATATGCTTTTGTAGCAGCGTCTGTTGAGTTTTCTGGTGTGCCAAGATTTGTAATCTTATATGTTCCAGCATCAAGGTTACTTCCAAGTGTTTTATTAGAAAGTGTCTGAGTATCATTTGTACCAACAACATTGCCAGTAACTCCATGAACACCAGATGATGCGTTGTGGTTGCTTATTGCGGTAGATACATCTGCATCTGTAGCAATAACATCATCATCAATACGAATTGCGTTGTTTGCAATTTCAAGACCGTAGCCTAGGTGAGCAGTAAATACTCCAGTGTTTTCATCATACTGTAGACCTTCACCAGCACCTACTGCATCACGCACACGAGCATTTGAGAAATAAAGATTTGTTGTACCCTCAACGAGGTCGTCAGTGTCAGAATCTGCAACACCGTTTTCTGCGCTAATTGTTAGTCCAGAGCCACTCCCTGTAATTGTAATATTTGTAAGAGTTGCACTTGTTAGCAAATCTGCTGCCGCATCTTTTGCACGAGCATTTGAAAAGTAAAGGTTTGTTGTGCCTTCACCAAGATCATCTGTATCATGATTTGAAAGGTCAGATACTGTACCAGTTACGTTACCAGTTACATTACCCGAAAGAGTTGCTGTAATTACGTTTGCAGCAAAGTTTGCACTTCCATCACGAAGAACGATTGTGTTTGCTACTGCTTGTGAATTAGCAGAGCCTCCGACCAAACCAATAATATATGTTTGGTCTGCTTCTTCTTTTGTAAGAATGTCATATCCATTGATGGTACCATTTGCACCTTCAACGATAAGACCGTTTTTGATTTTAAAGTCTTTGTTGACTGTTGCCATTTTTTATCTCCTTAGTTATGCCTTGAGACCAATACGTGCGTAACGTACGGTAATAGGCGTGATCCCCACTTGCGGAGTCACAGTAACATTTACTGTTCCCCCTACCTTAGAGACGCTAACGGTTCCAATATTCCCATCATTGTCTATTGTGCCATACTCGGATACATTTACATCTGATCCGTCAATTAGTATGCTCAATTCTGTTGCGTAGTACTTATTATCTCCCGAAGATGTTTTAGCAATTGATATTAAATATTTAATCATGCGCCAATCAGATGCCGCAAAATTATCAATTACTGTAGCGCTTTCAATACCGCTAATTGTGTTTTCGTTATTGCCGAATGTTCCAAGGTCAGTAGCCTGAGCAGCAACTGTATCAATTAAATCTTCATAGTCTTGCTGGCTTGGTCTGTCGCCAGTTTCATATTTTGTTTTAACGAGGGGGATAGTAGTTCTAGCCATGATTGAATTATATCATATTTATTTATATTAAATCTAGTTTAAATACCGCATTATTCTGCCAATAAGACATAGTTTGATCTTTAGAATTTTTATGAATTGTATCAATGTGATCTTCATTTAATGAAGACCCGTGGTTTAGGGAGTAGGTAAAAAGCGGTATTGAATAACACCAAGAGCGACTAAATAAAACTCCTTCAGAAAGGCATCCGTATCTACTAACTGGGCTTAAAGTATACTTGTCGTTAATTTTGTGTTTTTTGATTAGTTGTTCGGCATATGATCTTTTTATTAAATATACCGCTGCACTCCAGTCAAGGTATTCTCTTAAGTGAAGCCTGTTATTGATGGTAAAGTTATTAATCAAAGCCAATTGTAAAATATCATATTTATCTTTAATAGAGTTTAAAAAATCTTTCCAAGTAAAATCCCAAAAATCTACGGTCTCAAAACTTACATCATCTTCTACAATAATGGCATATTCAGAATCAGAATCTTCCAGCCATTGTTCGATTGCCTTTAAGTGTGAGATTGTACAGGCAACTTCTTTTTTTGAGATTACAGACTCATTAATTCCATGGCTAAGTAGACCTAGCACATCTTCTTCTGAACCATCTACCGCTTTTACAAAGTTAAAATTTGATACCTCATATTTTTTAAAATGTTCTTCTATATATTTTTTACGATCAGTTGATCTTTCCATATTAACAACATATACGGGACCAAACCCATCCATCTTATTTAAACCAGTATGTTCCAACATGCACCACCTTTACATAAGGAGCCAAATATATTTTACCGCCAAGATCTTTCCACATATTGCAAAAGTTATAGTCTTCAGATAAAAGTCTTTTTGATTTTGGATCAATATCTGTTCTCCAAAAATTGTAAACTGTGTCTCCATGTTTAACTCCTGCCATATCTGTCTGATCTGACCTATATGATGGAGTAGATTCTTTGAGTTTTTGAAATACTTCTCTTTTAATCAACATTACTCCAGTTCCAATATAATCAACTTCTACAATGCTGCCTGGATTTTCTTTTAATTTTTGTTTTTGTTCGGTTGAAATATTAACATTATATACTCCAGTAAAGACAGAAAGATCTGGCTTATCCTCTTTTGCGGCAGAGCGTACCCTATCCCAGTTAATTCCTTTCATTGGAACAGCGGCACCTATTAAGTCCACATCTTCCTCAATCATCTTTAATATACCTTCTGGATTAAACCCTTGATCTGCGTCAATAAAAAGAAGATAGTCATTGCCCGTTCTTAAAAATATCTCTGTTAGTGTATTTCTTGCTCTTGTAATCAAAGACTCATTTGATAGATCAGAGTAATTAACACGATATCCTTTTTGAGTAAGCAAATTCATTAAAGAAAACATGCTTTTTTGATATGAGTTATGACAAATACCACCATACATAGGTGTTGCTATTGTTATGCTTTTCATACCCCCGCCTTTGCCTATAAAATGTAGTTACTAAAACCAATTATTTGAAGAGGAATTGGTGGAACATTTGATGAACTAACTCCTGGAATCTGAATTGCTGTAAATCTTACTCTAAATGGTAAAACCTCATTGATCACAGAAATTCTTTTACTACCTCTAAACTTAGTTATTGAATAATCGGCGTTTTCTATTTTTTTGGTTTTTACTAGTTGGTTATCTAATATTGTAACACTAGCCATTATGCCGTTACATCCTCAAGAACAACTAACTTTCCTTGCGCTACCGTCCATACAAGAACATCTGCAGTTAAAGAAAGTTCTATATCAAAAATATCATTAGTCTGAAGTGTTGCTGTTTGAGCAGCAGTAAGAAATACGGTAAACTCTCCTGGACCATCATCTTCATCTGCCTCTGGAGTCAGGGTATAAAGAAGTGTCGCTGTATCTGTAATTTCTCCTGGAACAACTGGACTTGTTGTAGGTCTTTTTATTTGCATACTTATATCCCAATCTGGAATATTTAATGGCTCTCTTGCATCATCAGTAACATATACTTTAAATGACGCTGTGTCACCCTTAACAAAAGTCCAATTTACAAATGGAGGCTTTTCTCCAATATCATATGTTCCAGATCCAGAACCTCTATAAGTTGCCATTATGCTAATCCTTCTTTCAGTGATCCCCAAGTGCCATTTCCCTTTGGACTTCTAAACAACATTTTACCAGTTGATGCGTTAGATTCAAATATAATGCCAATAGCACCACCACCATTTTCTGGCTTTGTGTTTGTAATACCGCCACCAGACGCTACATAAATAATATCTCCTGCAGCAAATGTAGATGTGTTGAAATCATTTAACATACCAGAAATTAAAATATTTCCATCTGCGCCATTTGAAATGTTTGTCGTTGTAATTCCTGCAACTGGAAATGTGTTTGCAAGGTCTGCATCACATTTAGCAATTGTTGGCTTAGTGCTAAATCCAGAAATATATACTGGAGTTCCCTTGTTAATTGTTGCCCCGCTATTATTTCTTACTTCAACATCTTGAATTGCAATTGTTTGCAAAACTAAATCAACTTGCTCTGCTAACTCCTGAATATCTCCGTGAACATTTACTGGATCACTAGATAGCGGGTATGGTAAATCAAAATTCGTTGTTTCTGCCATGATTAATATATTATAGCATCAAATCAAGTTGACTTGCAAGTAATATTTGTGTTATACTAGGTGTATGACACCGTATATGGTGTCATATGCATTTTAGGAGGATAAACTTGACAAATAATAAAATGCTTGTAGGGGTAATAGGTGGTACGTTTCTGTTGGTGTCTATTTTGGGCTCTATACCGTCACATGCTACCAAAAACAATTTATCAAAATCAGAAGGAATAGTCTTTGCCACCCCAGAGGTGGCTTTTCTGCTTTCTGAGGATAAAAATGAAAAAATACTTACTAAGTATAAAAATGCGACAAGTCTCAGTGACAACCAGTTACTTGAGTTACTTAAAGCAGTGGGATTCAAAGGCAAGGCTTTAAAAACTGCTTGGGCAGTGGCTAAAGCCGAATCCAATGGAAGACCTTTTGCTTTCAATGGAAACATCAAAACTGGAGACTCCTCTTTTGGCGTCTTTCAAATTAATATGCTAGATGTTCTTGGAGAGGATCGCCGTAAGCGATTTGATCTAGAGCATAATGCTGATCTTTTCAATCCCGTCATAAATGCACAAATTGCATATCGTATGACAAAAGGCGGTATTGATTGGAGTTCATGGTCATCCTATAACAAGGGTGCCATATATAAATG